AAGCCAACGCACGCATGTACGTGAAGGGCTATGAGAACAGCCAGGCCTTTGAGCTGGAAAAAGAAGACCGGAAAGTGAAGATCTGGAGCGACTGGTTTGCCGGTATCGGCTTCATTCTGCCCGACCTGATTTTCACCAACGATCAGGACCTGCCGTAAGCGGTAGCGGGAGAAACCCAAATTGAAAACCACCCACCGGTGAGGACCTTGGCAACTGGACGCTAAGCAACCCACCGGTGGGCCAAACCAAATAAGATGAGCGAAAAAGCACAAGCCCCCGAGAACACCCAAGTGGATGCCCAGGTGGCTGAACAATCGCCTGAGATCAGCCAACTGGCTGCCCTGGTATCCGATCAGGCCCAGGCCATCAGCGCCCTGCAGAAGGAGAATGCTGATTTGAAGAAGGACTTTAAGAAGCTGGTAAACCAGCTGAAGGCTGTATCCACTACGGAGGTAGCCGAAGCCAAGCCGGCTGTGAAGCCCGGTATTCCTACCAACCTGGTAGAAATTGAAGGCACGAAGTACCGCTTCAAAGCTGCCAAATTCCGGATTCCGGGAGACAGCACTGAGTACCTGAGCCAGGAAGTAGCCTTCCAGGAACAAGTGCTCAACAAGCTTCTCTCCATTCCCGGCCAACAGGTACTGGTGGAGCATGCGAGCTAAGCAGCAAAAACCCATTTGATCACATCACAAATTCATTACTATGAGCTTTTCCTTCCGCAACCTGCAAGCCCCCGAAAATCTGGCCATTGGCGTGGGCGAATTTGCAGGCATAGTGCCAAAGAGCGACGTAACCACCATTGCGGTTCCCACGGCGCCCTTTACCAATCCCGGCGATGAAAACATCATTGCCACCCAGCACACATTTGCTGCAGGCCGCGGCTTTGCCAAATGGCTGCTGGCCCCTGAAACCAACAAGCTTGAAGGCAAGCCGACGGGCGACAAGGGCAACCAGACATTCATCTGGCGTGCAGAGATCTTCGTGCCCGGTAGCTATGCAGAAATGCACGAGCAGGTAGGCCACCTGCTGAATGTGCCCTGCCTGGTGATTATTCCGGACAGCAACTGCAGCTCCGGCCTGTACTACCATTTGGGTTCTAGCTGCGCATTTGCGTATGCACAGCCTGAATTTATGACCGGTACCACCAAGGACGGTCGTAAGGGATGGATGGTGCCTTTTGAGTATACCGGCCCCAAGCTGCTGATCTACGCTCCCGCAGGAGGTCCTACCTGGCTGGCTTAATACTAGCATACACCCACTCCTATCGAAACCACCGGATTTTCCCGGTGGTTTTTTTGTATGTTTGACCTGCGAAACTCACTTACGGATATCTCTTGCCTTACCTCATCCCTTCGGGTGAGCACGTAGGCCGTGCAGTTCACGTAAGTGGGTTTCGCAGCACCCGGAGGGCTTATGCAAGAGAGTAATACCACCCCAGCTTCGGCGGCCTTGCCGACAGGCCAGATGATAGAAGTCATCAGGCAATTTATAACCGAGCGATATCAGCCCACAGATAGCCCTACGGATGCACACATTATGATGCATACGCAGGGCATTTTTTCAATGCTGCAGCTTATAATGCCAGGCAGCTACAGTGCAGAAGATGTGCGCATGCTGCTGCTGGATATGGGGTACAAAATGTTTGAGCTGGGTGAGCTCAGGTATGAGTGGATGCTTAGGAAGATTTAATTTATACACGTTTGTTTATTAACAAACGTGCCGTATCTTTATCCCATGGGTAAACATCCGGTTCACATTGTACAGAGCCACAGTGACAGGGTTATAAAAATCAAGCGGGTAAAGCCGCCTTTTTTTGTGGCCTCATTTTCCCTGCCATCATTAGGACTATCACTGCTGGAAACAGAAATTCCCATCTCCCCTGCATTTTTAAGCAAGGCAAAGGCATTTGCCAAGAGCCACATTTATCTTTCGAAATGACTACCGATCAGGCATTTTGGGAAATGATCAATACCCGTGGCATTTACCATCGCCTGGGGCTGAGTGCGTACACCGTAAGGCGCATGCGCCTGGATCTTAAAAACGGGGTGTTGAATACAAGCCTTGAGCGCAAGATGGAACTGCTGCTTATGGCCGGTTACCACCTGGTACAGGAGCCCAAATGGCAAGCGCCGCGCCTGCGGTTTTAGCGTGTCCTTTTACCCGCGCCATGTCAGTGTTAGGTTGCATCTATGTACGACAGGCTGTGCGCATGGCTTAACGGGAAAAAGGATTACTGGATAGGGGTTACCATTTACCGATGGTACCATCCGGAGGCAGCTATCATTCCGATGCTGCTGAATGGCCCCACTGCATTCACCACCAAATACATTACCGATGCACTTTGGGCGGTATACCGCCAGCAGAAAAATGCCGGTAAACCAGAAACCATAGCCGAAGCCACACCCGATAAACCACAAGAGCCTGACACAGCCAAAGCACCGGCAGCTGATTATAGCCATACCCTGCTATATCAGAGCGCCAGAGAAGAAGCCAACCGCCAATACAAGGAGATCATGAATACCCGGGCATTGCTGTTTAGCAAGGTTCGGGATCCCCATTTTATAGGCGACCATAACCGTGAGGACCTGGTGAAGGAGCGCCGGCCACTGGCCCTGGCCATTGTAAAGGGTAACAAACTGTACACCGACCTATACGACAAGGCTGATTACATACGCACTACCGGACAGATGCCATCATTCCCGGTAGATCAGCAGGAGGAAGAGCCAGACCTGTCGGCAATGACAGATCCGGAACTGGCCCACTTTCAGGAAAATACCAGAAAGAATCTGAGCAAGGTCAAAAAACTAAAGCCAAGCCCAGAGATCCTTAACCGCCTGCAAAAGCTGGAAGACAGAATGAAATCCATTAAAGCGGAAAGGGAGGCGCGGAAGAATGTCGCTGTTTGACATACATAGCCCGCTCACAAAATTTGAACAGCTCACCGCTATGGCACCGGTGACCATGAGCAGCACCCAGGTAATATGCAAGAGCCCCCGTGAGCTGGCCAGGCTGGCCGCCATGGTAAAGGCACAGGATGATGTAATTTATCTAAGCCATGGCGACTGGAGCATGCATGACCTGGTGAAGGTGCTGGTAGATCAGGTGGCACCATGCAATCTTTACCTGAGCACCTGGAGCATGACAGAATTCCCGCTTAGGCAGATTCTACAGCTGCAGATGGATGGCCTGCTTACCTCCGTAAATATGCTTCTTGATAAAAAATCAAAGGTGAGATATCCGGCAGTATACCAGCTGGCTCAAAACATCAGCAACACCATAAGCCTTACCGATGTGCACGCCAAGGTCACCATTTTGGAAGGCAATAGCTCAACCATTACCATCATAAACAGCCAGAACTGGACCGAAAACAAGCGGATCGAAACGGGATGGATCAGCCGTCAATCTTCTGTGGCCGAATTCCATCTGACCTGGTTAAAAAAAGCCCTAAACAATGGAAGCCCCTTTAAATGACATAACCGAACTGGCCAAGCTATTCTTTACCCCAAAGCAAATAGCCATCATACTGGAGCTTGATCCGGATGAGTTTGCCACCAGGTGCAATATTGAGGGCACTCCGGAGTATTCAGCATTTTACAGAGGGCAGCTGATTAGCGAGAAGGATTTGAGGGAGAAAATATTGCTGCTGGCCAGCCAGGGTAGCAGCCCGGCCCAGAGCATGGCTTTGGATATGCTCAAAAAACTTAAAATGCAAATGGTCAACTGATGAACCCAATTCAAAACAAAATAGAGTCCGAGGTATCCCGGTTTGTGCAGGCATCACAAACCATTCAGCAGCACATACAGGACTGGCAGACCATTCAGCGCTATTTGGTAACCCGCCACACGGACATGAGGCTGACAGCCGCGCAGCAACGCAAGCTGGAATTGTACGACTTCATTTATGCTCAGCTGATGTCTGGTAAGTATTCTGAATCTGAAATAGTAAACATTCTTGTGAATGACCCAAAGCGAGGGCTTTCACGCCAAACGGCCTATCGGGAACTGGTAGCCACCAAGGAATTGTTTGCCACCACGCTCAGCATCAATAAGGTGTTTGAAATAAAGCTGATGATTACCTGGAATAAGAAGCAGCTAATTAAAGCTGACCAGGCTGGCGATCAGAAGCAATATGCTGCCATCGAAAAAAACCTGCAGCACTGGCTGGAAATGCTTCCTCAGGAGGAAGAGGCCAGCGAGATGTTTACGCCACACCAGAACGTCATTGATTTTGATCCTGAACTTATTCAGGCGCCTGATGTGGATCTGCGTGAACTGGCCGACCGGATTAATAGCCGCAGGAAAAACAAGATCAACCTGGAAGTAATCGAAGAAATGCTGGTAATAGAGGAAAAACGAAATGGAAAAACGCAGGATCCACTTTAATGTGCCGCAAATAAGGAGCAAGCTCATTGGCGCACCTACTGAGGTAGCCATTTGGGGCCGTGGTACCGGCAAAACTGAGGGCCTTGCAGCTCCTAAACTGGAATCATGCTATCTGCACACCATGCCTCGTGGCACTGGTGTGATCGTTGGTCTTAGCTATAACCAACTGCTCACGCGTACCTTACCTGGATTGAAGTACGGCTGGGAGAAACTTGGCTACAAACTGGGTGAGCATTACCTAATCGGTAAACGTCCGACAGACAAGTGGAAGAAAAAGTGGAAATGGCCTGGTCCATTTTACGAGCCTGAGCTATACGAGCATTACATCACCTGGTGGAATGGTGCCGGCATTCATTTGGTAAGCCAGGATCGCCCGGGAAGCTCAAACGGCATAAGCATCGACTGGATATATGGTGACGAAGCCAAATTCCTCAAAGTGGATAGATTGAGGCAGGAATTATTCCCGGCTAACCGGGGTATAAAGCCTTCATTTGCCGGTAATCCCTATCACCATGGCATCACATTCACCACCGACATGCCCATAGGTACGAGTGGCTGGTGGTTATTTGAGTATGAAGAACACATGGACAAGGAACGGGTAGCACAGATACTTTCTATCCAGAAGTTGATCTACCGCATTTCTAAGGCCAAAAAGAACGCGAAACAAAAGGTGGCCGCAGAGCTCTTCCTGGATGAGCTGAATAATGAATTGACGCTGCTACGTAAGGGCCTCATTTATTATCACGAAGCTTCCACACTTTGGAATATTCACGCCCTGGGCGCTGACTGGTTTGTAAATGAACTAATCAACCAGGCCGAATTCTTATTTGACACTCAACTCTTAAATATCCGGCCTTTAAAACTTGAAGATGGGTTCTACCCTGACCTGAATGAGGAAAAACACGGGTACGTTAGTTTCGACAACTCTTACCTGGATAGCCTTGGATTCGATTTCGAAAAAATAACGAAACTGGACTGCAGGCGGGATGCAGATCTTCAGGATGACAAACCACTGCATATTAGCCTGGATTACAACAGAAGACTTTGGCCATTAGTAGTTGGCCAGCAGGCGAGGTTACCGGTAAACACGCTTAAGATCATTAATGCGATTTATGTGGAATATCCGCTCAAACTGACAGATGTTCTCCAAAAGTTTGTTGAATACTACGAGCCACACAAACGTAAGGTTGTATACTACTGGTACGACCATACTGCTATAGCTGAGCAGCGGGAGACAAGGCTGTGTGATGATGTGATTAGTTACCTAAGGAAGCATGGATGGGTAGTTATTGAGAAGTACATTGGGCGTGCAAGCGGACATGAGCATAGGTACAGAATGTACGGTGACTTGCTTCAAGAGAATGGCAAATACAATATGATCCTTAGATTTAATAGAGATAATTCAGAGCAGCTTCTGACTTCGATGTTTCGTACCCAGGCGGAAAGACGGAAAGACGGTTTTGGTAAGGATAAGAAATCAGAAGTAGATCCACTGTTCCCTGCAAAGGATGCACCTCACTTTAGTGAAGCCTTAGATACGATGATTGATGGAATACTACAATCACAAACGAACTACCATAATGACCAGGTAGAACTAGGAGCAGACTCTATCTAGGGGGTTTCCCTCTGGGCCGGGCTTTTCACTACTATCTGCTACCTGCACCCAGGCCCACACACATGCAGGATATCCGTTACAATCCCTAACCCATTTTTCAGCGCATCACCCTGATGCGCCAGGGC